GTTTGAACACTCTGGGTTGCTAATGTACCAGTAGTCTGGATGGAAGACTGTGTACCATTGGCCAGCAATGATATGAATGTGCCCCCGGAAATAGTCGGTGTTGCAAAAGCCACAGTAGAGGGGGTTGCACCAGTCCAAACTAGTTCCATTAAGTACCTGCCACCAGTCAAACCAGGAATGGTAGCAGTAGTTCCCGTAATGAGAACTGCTGTAACACCCGAACGAGTGACTTGTATAAGTCCTAAAGGGGCAGCTGCAGTAACACCAGTTCGATAAGCATGGTAAGTTTCAGCTCGAGCCGCACTCACAGGGTTGTCAAGCACAGGCTTGAAAAACTCAACCACATACGAAACCCATAATTCACCTAGGTTTTGACTAGGGTTATTTTGGGTAATGAATTGTGTCAATCCATAATCCGTGAATCTCTTATCCTGTCCGGTTGGGAGATCCGCGGTTCGCACATAGTACAACTTATTGGCAGTCTGGTCTTCAGCACACTCAATCATATGGATTTGATTGAGGGTAGGCTTAGTTGCTACTGCATATTCAGCATTTTCAGCTTCTTGTCGAGATACAAATGGCACATCATCAGCGTTATAGTTCGTGGTCATAACTATAACACCTGGTGCACCACTGGTAACAAAGTCAGTGATCAAACTTCTAAATTCAAAAATCAACCCATGGAACTTGTATTGCTGATAATTCGCAGCAATACCGGCTAACCAGGGGAAGGTAACACTCATACCGGGATTCAAGGGGTAGGAAAGATTGTTGAACCCAGTGGTACCAAGTATATCCCCAAGATACTCACGATGACTAACAATGTTGGTAGCATGTGAAGTACTAAATTTGGGGGTTTGGCCATTGAGGACATTGTATGCTGGGTTTTGGCCGGTAACAGTATATTGACCAGATCCAAAAATGGACCCAATACCACTACCCAACCATTTACCTACACCCTTCATTCCGGGCATACCAAACATATTTCCTAAGGAGTTGCCGAGTGTTTCCCCGACATCTCCAAATGGTGTCTTCTTCTTATTTTTGAGTTTAGCATTAGCTAGTCTCAAAGCTCTCATCTCCTGTTGGAGGGAATTTGTAACGTTTCTTTTATTTCTTTTTGTCATAATATGGATCCCCGTGACGCGGGGACTGTACATCCTACTAAAACCATACTCCGCCGTGCAGTCTCTTGGCATTTTGGTTAGCACTAAAGTAATAGTTTTGGGGAATTAATTAGCAGGACCCATGGGCAGTTTTGCGCATGCCCAGGCCGTCTGGAGCTACCAGACCTTGCCGTGGAGGGGAATAACCGCAAAACGATTAGTACTCTCCACGAAGGATATATCAAGGTTATCGTAGTAGTTCTCAAGGCACTCTTGCTCAGCCGGTGAAATATCAAAGGCGAGCCAGAACGAGTATCGCGCCGCATCAGTCGGTGCTGATTCAACGCGTTCCATGCCTCGAGAGAGTCTCCAAAATCCACCTTCTAGGGTTGGATCAGAGAGGGGCGTCGCGCCGCGAGACAGGCGCACAAACCTACGATAAAAACTTTGCCAAACAGGCAATCCAGCTGTCAAGCTTAGACCGCCCTTACCAACGGCGGCACACCATTTTTCATACACCCCCTTGGAGTCTAGGGGCTTAAGAGAAACTGAATCCTTGGCTATAGCAACCCGAGGGTCGCGAACCATAAGATACTGTGTACCGTCGAATACGGGGTGTGACTGGCAAAATTCTATTTTCTCAAACACATAAATAGGCTTCTCAACTGTTAAGGAAAAACCTAACTTAAGGAAGTAACCGTCAATAGTGGCCATGACGATCTCCACAATCCAACTCTCGCCTATTAGGACACAATCATCACCATCGTTCGCAAGCGAACAATAGTCGAACAGGTTGTGTTCTTTTAAGTAACAGTAGATCATAGCACACATAAGGAGTACATTACCTAAAGCGGTATTGCTATCTCCACTCTGTCTGCCTCCAACCTGCTTAAAGGAGAGATGCCCCTCACCAGGTACACGAGCTTTAAAAATATTTCTTTCTTGAAGTTTCATGAGTCTGGCGAAGTGCTTGTCCCCGGGATAGTACTTTTTGTACCTAGCGTGTTCCCATTTGAGAGCTTGCAAAGAAACATGTTGGTCAAATCTCTTAGCATCCAATCCAATGGCAACCGGCTTGGCGTACTTACCCCAGGTTGAATACATGGCTCGCCCGCGAGCTTCCATATTCAATCCTTTATACACGGTTATGTCGTTAAAAATTACATTGATACATTTATACATTTTCTTCTCTATAGGCTTAAAATACCTACCGGTCTCTACTAGGTACCCAGGGTCACGCGGTGAAATGCCCCTGGGGACCGGGTCCAATTTAACGGTAAAATTTAACTTTTCAACTTTAAAGAAAAACTTGATATGGGCAAGTAAATCATTAAAGCCGTACTTTAAGTTGTCTGCTGCAGCTTTAAGATAAACCGCTCTTCTGCGACCTGGATACGCTTCCGCAAAAGCGGAAGGACTCAACGGGGTGGCATAATGAGCAGCTAAATCCATCAACTTAGCAAACTTCTCAAGTAACTCGTCAATCTGACCTGGACCGGGCTGTGGTGGTGGATGGAATGTCCCATCGTCAGATTTGACGAAGAACTTTCGCTCCAACACCGCCCGTACCACAGTAGATAGAGATGGTTTATAAACATCGTATTCATTCGAATCAGCGACCAAACTGAAGCAAAAATTTCGACGTTGTTTATTAGAGGTCCCTGTCCATTTTACCTTTAGGTCGGACGGCCAAAGAATGCGCGGGACAGCACTCGGAACACATTGGCGTCCAGGTAAGTGGATCAGGCCTCCTCAAGACCGCCGAACCGGTTTGGGCCGCCTAACGGCTCCAATCCAGTTCAACAACCAAGGGCGGTCTCGTGAGTACATTGGTCGGGACTCCTCCCATTGACGTTGCACAGTCGAGTGTGCGTGGCGAATCATATTGGCCTCAATTTGCACATTGCTGGGTATGAAAACATACTCAACAGCTATAGGAAGATAGCGCATGATATGCTGGGGTCGCATACCATGCATGGTCATAGAGTCCTTAATGAATCTGTGGGCCACAAGTCTGTTAGCACCGGTATTATCAGTAATACCAGGGATAGCAGCCTTACACTCATTCGCAACTAACATAGCATATCGATTAGATATGCGTTTGCGTTGCAGGAGGTGGGGTCTCTTCCGAATAATCTTCATAAAGGTGATTGGTAATTCCTCTTCTTCAAAAGAAGCGTCATGGGTAAAACCAACCTCCTCTTCAAGAAGAGCATCTTCGAGTGCCTCCTCAATACTTACAGACAATTCCTTAGGGACTTCATTAATGAAAAAGAAGTCCCATATACGATCAGTTATTCCTAAATTCAAGGGTCTAACTTTGAAAAATAGTTCGTATACAGACATGGATAGTATTGGTGCAGGTGGATGGTTGATGAAGGTCGTAAGACCTCCAATGTCATCGCAGTTGAAATCTCCAACTGCGGCATGCCTAAAATAACTGTGAAC